TACAACATATTTAATCCAAATTCTAACTAATAATTTAGGATTAGCTTTTCTAATTGCTAATAATGCATTCTTGGCTGTTAAAATATCAGTATCTTCTGGAAATACATTTTGAATATCACTAACAAAATCAGAAAAATGATCATTGAATACGGACAATAAATTAGTTGTCATTATTTTTATTAATTGTAAATATATCAATTTCTTTAAATTATATTTTATTAAAAATATTAAAAAGATTCATTAAAATTTAATATAGTTTCAACATATTTAATTGTTTCTGTAAAACCACCAATAAAGTGTCCATTATCAAAAACCATCGGAAAAAACTTATATTCTTTTTTAGTTAAATTTTGTATAAATTGAAAAAACATATCTTTGTCTTCTAAAATAAATTCATCACAATTTACTATTGTAAACATAATTTGTTTTTCTTGTAATAGTTTTTTGACCTTAATACAATTAGGACACCCGCTTTTACTATAAACAGTAAATTGATTATTTTCAGGTTCTAAAATTTCCATATTATATAATGTTTGTATTTTTTAAATTTATTTTATTTATAACTAATTCCCGATAAATCTTGTTCTCTTCTACGTTGCAAAGCTTCAACGCTCATTTCTCCTTCTTTCATTTTGTCAGATTTATAGTCATGGTCATCTGTAGGTAAATTCATGCTTAAGCTATTAGCTTCATTTAATGATACATAATTATGCATTTGTCTCATTCCGCCACTCCCTTTGACACTAAGATCGGTATCAGATTGATCTAAAAAGCTAAAATTATCGGAAACAATACCTCCTCCGAATCCCCCAAAAGAATTAAATCCGTCTTGAAATGTTACAGGCTCCATATTATTTTTAGTAGCTTGTTGAATTTGTTGTTGTTGTTGTGGTCTAAAGTGTTGATATATTTCATCACCATAAATGACCTTATAATTTTGATTTAGTAGAAGTAAAGCTGGAACTCTGGTAACATTTTCAGGCATAATAATTTTCTGATCATTTTGAAGAATAATATAAATTTTACCATTACTATCCTTTACTCTTTTGTCAATACATATAAAATGAATATCTTTGGCATTTTGAGTTTTAGTGACAGTTTGTAATAGTTTTTTGGACGGTTCGCAAAAATTGCTATAATATAAGATACTACTCATTTAAAATAACTCAAGGTTTTTACTATAAAATTTTAACTTATTTAGAGTCTAAATAGGTATTTTTGTTTCCTAAAGGGTAAAAATAAAAAACAAAAAGAAAAAAGAAAAAAGAAAAAATTGATTTAATAAATATAATATTAAATATATCATAATATATAGAGTATCATGGCGTCTAAAATTGCTAACTTAAAAGAAGAAGATGGTGTATTGACTTTTACGATTAATAATACGGATGTTAGTTATGCAAATGCAGTAAGAAGAACAATATTGTCGGATATTCCGATTATTGTATTTAAAACAATGCCATATGAAGAAAATACTTGTAATATAATGTTAAATACAAGTAGGTTAAATAATGAAATTATAAAACAACGTTTGGGATGTATTCCAATCTGTATATCGGATATAGAATTTCCAGTAAAGAATTATTTACTAGAATTGGATATAGAAAATAAAACAGATACAGTTATGATTGTAACTACAAAGGATTTTAAGATTCGTGATCTAATTACAGATAAGTTTCTTGATGAAGGTGGTGTAAAAAAGATATTTCCCCCATTTATTCCTCCAAGTGGAAGTGGAGAATATTATATAGACTTTTTAAGATTGAGGCCAAAAATTTCAGAAGAAATTCCAGGTGAAAGAATAAAGTTAACTTGTGAATTATCAATTAGTACAGCAAGAGAAGATAGTATGTACAATGTTACAGCAACATGTTCATATGGTTGCACACCAGATGATGTAAAAATGGAAGAGCAATTAGAAATTCGTAAGCAAAAGTGGAAGGATGAAGGGAAGAAAGATTCAGAAATAGATTTTGAAGCTGCAAATTGGAAATTACTAGAGGGTTTAAGATATGTAAAAGCAAAAAGTTTTGATTTTATTATACAATCGGTAGGTATTTATGAAAATACGGATATAATAATAAAGGCAGGGGATATATTAATAAAAAAGTTCATGAATATGAAACAGAATTTGACACAAGATCAAGTGCCTATAAATGCATCAGATAATACATTAGAAAATTGTTATGATGTGACGTTAGAAAATGAGGATTATACTATAGGAAATATCTTGAATTATGAATTATATACAATATTTTATGTGGATTTAAAAATCCTAGACTACATAGGATTTAAAAAAATGCATCCTCACGATAGTGATAGTATTTTAAGAGTTTCTTTGATTGATAAAACAAAAGGAATTGCAAGTATAAAGACGATGTTAATTTCAGTAATAGATGGTGCAATAAAGAAACTTGAGAGCATAAATGGTTGTTTTAATGGAAAACGCTAAAAGTATTTAAAATTGTATTCTTTAAATTAAAATTTTATATATTATATTTTTTAATTTAAAGACGGAATTTTATATATTATATTTTTTAATTTAAAGACGGAATTTTATATATTATATTTTTTAATTTAAAGACGGAATTTTATATATTATATTTTTTAGACGGAAAACAATTTATAGTCCGTCATCATCTATTTTGGTAAACGTTTTAATTTTATCTACCATTCTTTTTCTCATATGGAAATTTAAACAATACATTAATAATGAAGGCTGTAATTCATTTATATATTTCATTACTATTCTATCTGTTACAAATAATTTTTGTTCCCTTAATTCATTCAAAAATATTTCATGAATTTTAAACATATGTGTTCTATATTGATCGGGAAATTGTATTAATGGCTTTTCTTTTTTTATATAACATGAAATATAATTTTTATGCAAAGTTTTTGTAAACATATGTACTTGATCTCTATATTTTGACATATCAGGTTTTGTTTCAGGATAATATTTTAAAAATTCAGGTAATTGACCGGAATGTCTTAAACATAAATATTGATATTGCAATTTTGGTTGGTTTCCTCTTAATTGTCGTACTTGTTCATAAATAGGATTTCTAATTTTAAATCGTTCACCAGTTTCCTTATTTTTTATATTTACACCTACAACATCATATGGTGTATTAGTAGACGCAAATTTTTCAATTAAATCAGTATAATTTGTAAAATCATATGTTTCTGCAAATTTTATTTTTGTTAACGACCATAACCCATTTGATTTTACATCTTCAATATCCTGTTCTTTAACTATAATATTATCATCTTGTTGAATAATTTGATAAACACTAACTAAATATAACTGTGGATGTTTAAAGGGAATAACAATACGATTATCTGGATGTTGTAAAACAAAACTATAGCTAAATAGGGGATTTAATGTATTAAAATTAAAATTATTTGAATCACATGCATCTATAAACATATCATTAAATGTTTTTGTTGTCCATTTATAAAATGATACATTTGCACCTACTGTATTTCGTGTAGCTATTTGCCAACAGCCATTAACACCATAATTTCTATCATAAAAAACATTTATCATTGTACCTTCAATAAATTGTTCCGCAATGATAGCATCAGTCTTTACAGGATATTTTTTAATGAAACAGTCAGCTGACATTGATTTAGGTGGTGAAAAAGAGACAATCTGATTATTAGATAGAATTAGTGAACGTAAAAGACCATAAGTTGAAATTAGATCAGTTACAAGAAAATCTTTATTGTACCTAATAATACTATATTTTTCATTTGATTTAGTAGAATATGGATGAATAGAAAAATATTTGTCATATTTTGAATCAATATTTAAAGAACTTATACTTTCATTAAAACCAGGAATAGTAGATAAATTATATGTAACTAATGTTGACATTGGTATATTTATTATAATTGTATTAATTGTCTTTAAACTAATTTACTATAATTACAATGATAATAAATATATTATTTTGAGAATTAATGATTTATAAAAATTTCTACATTAAATATAAGATGTCACAAGAAATTAATTCAAAAGAAGCTGAAAAAGAAGTAAATAATATTAGATTAAACATATCAGAAGATGATGAACCTAATGAAGTTTTGGAAAAAGAATCGGAGAATCTGGAAAATCTAGAAAGTGGTGAAGTTGTAGAAGAAGTAATTAAAGAAAAAATTCCTAAGTCAAAAGAAGTAATATTAAAATTAGGTGATATAATTTTAATTTCGGATCCTACAAATGAAATACTAAATGATAACGTTTTTTTAATTGAATATATAGATTCATCAAAAATAAAATTAATTAATAGTGAGTCATTTGAAAAAACAATTTTAAATATAGATCCTAATGGTTTAATTGGTGATGGGTCAATAAAATCAATTAAAATTTTAAGTAGTAATCCAGAAGAGGGATATGCAAAACAAAATGATCTATTACCAGGAACATGGGTAAATATTTATTTTGGTGGAGATATTCCCACAGTTATAACTGGAGAAATAATTAATTTAGAAGAGGATATGATTGAACTAAAAACAACTGATGGTGATAATTTATTTATAAATTTTAGTTATCAGGGAATTCCGGAAGATTTGCCTATTGAAACATTTGAAATACGACCTGCTATTAAAAAATTAAATAAAGAATTAGAAGGAGATGCAGAATTAGAAGGAGATGCAGAATTAGAAGGAGATGAAGAAGACAGAAAAAGACAAATGTTAAGAGCTAATTTGGAAGAAGGAGAAGTAACACCTGATGAATTAGTGGAATTAGGAGAGTCAGAATCAATAGAAGAAGCGGTAAGAGAAATACCAAGAAAAGTGGTAAGAGAAAAAATAGATAGAATGTTTTTTGATTTAAATGATTTACAACTGGGAGATATTGTTAGAGTGGAAGAATATATAAATATTGATAGAGACAAATACAGATTTAATATTGAATCACAGACAAATGATTTATTAGAAGAGTTAATTTCAAATATTCCAAATTCAAAAAGAACAAATAACGTATTAAATAGCATTCATATAATGATCACACGTTTCATTCAATTACGTCAAATATCATCAACATTCGATATAAATAAAAATATAAATGGTATTATTAAAAGAACAGCAGATGATAGACCACTCGCAGAATTTTTATCAGAATTTAAAAATAATTTATTTTGGGTAATGTTTGTAGCTAAAAATGTAAAGAAAATTTATCCTGATAATTCAAATGCAGAGAATAAAAGATATGATGATTTTGAAACAATAAATGAAAATGAAAATTTATTAGAAATGGAAACTCTTTTTAATAATTATCATTCAAATCAAAGTATTGAAGGTCAAAACAAGTATGCAAATTTATATCATTCATTAGATAAATATCTAACACCTTATTATTCGGTAAATCCAGATGCAACAGATGATGTATTTTCTTCTACAAATGGAATAATTATAGAAGGTGATGTAGCTACAAATACACATGCAATTATAGATAATTTAGGGAAATTATATTCAACAGTAGTATCAAAATCCGAATTAACAAATAGAAAATTTATAATTCAAAAATATAAACTAGGAGAAGAAAGATTACAATCAAGTAATTTAAAGGGGCCAAATATGATATCACATCGTGTTAAACTAACAAACAATGATTCTATTTCAATTAGTTCTATAGTAACTCTTCCAGAACCAACCGTAAGATTTTCTCAAATAAATTTACCGGGAACAAATTTGTTAGTAAAAGCTAATTTAAATTTACATTTTTTGGGTTATTGGCAATTATTAAAACAAAAAACCGAAATTACTCCAGTAGTAATAGATGGATTAGATAATGAAATAGAATATGATGATACAAATTTTGTTGATAATATAAAGCAATATATATTAGATTTATCTGAATATGAGAGACCAGATGATTTATCAAATTTAGATATTTATAAGATCTTTTTACGTACAATAATCCCAAAAATCAGAATATTATTTATGCTTGTTAAAAAATATATTAAAGGTCGTTTATCATTGGTAGATGTAGTAAATTACTTAGAACCATTTATGATTTATCCAATTGATTTAACTTACATGCAATATAGAGAAATTAATTCATTTATTATTGATAAAATCAGAGATTATAATAGAATTTATAGAGAATACAGTATGGCATTTTCATCTCTAAAATATGTTAAATCAGCAGGAAATCGTGGTCAAATCCAAGAATTAGGAAAAACATATATATATAAAAATGAATTATTTGATTTATTAAATAATAATGAATTAGTTGATCATGTACTAAAAACAGAAATATTTCAGGATTATGGATTTGAAAATCCAAATGGGATGACATGTTCTGGATCAGAGTTTTTGAAAAAGATTACAGTTGCTGATTATGGAAATCTATATAATACGGCAGTTGCACTAACAAATATTCAATTGATGTATCCAAATGAACTAAGTAGTATTTTTGAAAAAGATAAAAATAAATTAAAAGAAATAATAGAGAAAGATTCTAGTGCTGATAAATGTGCATCGTATATTATTGCCAAAAAGTATTATTCTTTGGAAAAAATGATGGAAGACAGTGAGAAGCCTATATTTTTTGATAGAGAATTTGATACAACCAATTATGATATTATTGAAGAAAAATATAAACGACAAAGAGATCAATTATCAGGAGAAGATTTTGTAGTTTTTCTAACAAATGAATTTGTAAGTAAAGGAAATATGGATGAACAGTCCGCTGAATATATGGCAACAACTTTAATTAATCAAGCAAAAAAAGTAAGGGAAGGTGATTATGCTTTGTTAGTAAACGTTATTAATGATGACATGCCAGAATCCCTAGAATATTATGTAAGAAATAATGATACTTGGGTATTAGATAAAGATATTGATTCAAAGGCATTTATAAAAGATGATGATATATTGTGTAATATGCAGTTATCTTGTTTATATAATACTGCAGAAAAAGGTGAAGATAAATGTGAATCAACTATGGTAGCAAAAGATAATATAGTAAATAATGCTTTGAAGCAAATATTAGATCAATTTGATAAAAATTATAATATTTCAAAAGATGAATTAAATACAAAAATAAGAATTCATTTGAATTATTTTAAAAAGATATTTGATAAATTACAACAAATAAGACGAACCCAATTTTATAAATATAATGATCAACAACGAGAATTGGGATTAAAAGTATCAGAAGAATTAAAATCACAAGTAATTTCACCTTATATAAAGCTTAGAGATTTGATAATTGGTCAAAATGATTTTGTTAAAAAACAAACAGATATAATAATATTTGTAGAAAAATACTGTCGTGATGCACAGCCTGATATGCCAAATATACATGATGGTGAAATGGAAAATGTATGGTGGTTATATTGTAAAGAAACAGATACAAAATTATTACCATCATTTGTGTCAACATTAGCAAATACTTTTGTAAAGAATAATGAAAAATACGTGGAAACGTTAGATGAATTAAAACAATATATAGGAAAGTTATCAGATGATGGAGATATGTGGGTTGATGAACATAGTGGGTGGCCTATTTGTTATATAGATTATGATGTTACAGAAAGTTATAAAGATGGTTTTGTGGATAGAAGCAGATCCATTATAGAAGAAGATGTTGGAGAAATATTAATAGAAAAACAAAGAGAGAAAAAGGAAAAACAAGGAAAACAATTGTCAACTGAAGCAACACTAGTATCTAATATAATATCAGTATTATCAAGTCATATGGGAATAAATTTAACAGAATCTAGAATGTTTATAATAAAAGTAGTTACAGAATTAATGGATGACGTAAAAGTAATTGAAAAGGAAGCAGCTTATAAAAAGAGAATAGAGGAAGCTTTTAAAAAGGGAAAGAAGTTACCTTCTTATGTAACAGTTTATAGTTCAACATTATTATATTTAACGCTAGGAATGATTTTAATAGGAATTCAAACAAGTATTCCATCAATAAAAACGAGAAAAACAGCACCAGGATGTGTTCGTTCATTTTCAGGGTTTCCATTAGAAGGAGAAGGAGATGATAGTGGGTTAAATTATTTAGCATGTGTTGCTTTAAAAAGTAGAGATCCTTCAACTGTACCTTGGAATGTGCTGCCAAAAAATGAAGAAAAAATAGCAACAACAATAAAATCATTTATAATAAGAAATTTGATGACATATCCGGAGGTAGATCAGAAAATAAAAGAAAAGGTAGAATATTTATTATATGATAAAGACAATGATGATATACCAGAGGAATATGATTTAGGTAAATGGACAAATTTTTTGCCTCCATTAAGAAGGTTTCATTTACATCATTTAGAAAATGTAACTGACGGATTTACAGAAGAATTGCAAAATGAATTTTATACAGGGAACGGAAGGCAATTAGAAAAGTTGTTAGTATTAGATTCTAAAATAATAGGATTTTCTTTGGCAATTCAAGAGGCAATTCAAATATTAGTAGAGAAAAAGGATTTATTATTAAAGTCGTCTGGTTTAACTTTTATGGATAATGCATGTTGTAATGAAAATGGGAATAACATGATGACTACATTGCAATATTTTATAAATGAAGATAGAAATATAGAAACGTACAATAATATTGTAAGAAGTCTATCGTCGTTAACAAGAGATATAAAAATACTAACAGAAGCTGCGATAATGTTATCACAAGTTAATACAAAAAGATCATTTCCTGAAATATCAAATGAAATAAGTGAGGAGACAATATATCATGCATTTATAAGTTTATGTAATTTTCAATCATCGGTTCCTTTAACAGAAGATTTGGCAGCTGTATGTGTTGATAAACCTGATTATTTAAAAAAAATGGATACAATTCAAGAAAAAATAGCAAAATTAAAAAGAGATGGTAGAAATTATACAAAGGTGCAATTTGTAAAATTATTTCAAATAGTGAGTAGAAACAATATAATAAAAATGTCATTATTTACTGAGAATAAATCTTGTATTGATGGGTTAAGAAAGTTACTGGTATTAATGGATGAAATAAATGATGATACAGTGCCTAAAGCTTTAACTCAAAAATTGGAAAATTTAAGTGAAAATTATGATGTTCCGCTAGAAGTAGATACAAAAGAAATGAGATCATTAAAGGATTATTTGGGAATAACAAATGATTTAATGAGAAAAGAAATATTAGAATTCATAAGAATAAAGGGAAAGGTTAGTGGATTGGATTTGAGAAACATAACCAAATTTATGAATGAACTAACAATATGGAAATATGATGAAAACCAAAGAAATATAAATATAAAAATATCGGATGATGCAATGTATAATTATGTAAATTTCTTTAAAAATTTTATAGATCTATTTGCAGTAGTATTTCCAACGATGATTTCAAATCAAAAAATGCAATCAATAGAACCACCAAAATATTGGGGATTATCAAGAGATCATGCAAATGATATAAAAGATATGGTTTCAACATTTTACAAGCCATTGGAAAAGTTTTATGGTAATATATCAGTAATAAATGTGTTAAATGAAATAAAGAACAGAACAAGAGGAATCTATTTATTATCTAAAGTAACGCCTATACTAACAAATATAAAAATAGGCGAAAAGGAAATATATTCGGTATTTGAAAAGAGAACAATAACGTTATTGTATGAATATTATATTTTGAGTGTATTAAATGATTATATAAATTTAACTACCGATCCAACGATGGTAACGAGAATGTTGGTAATTCCAGAAAGGGATGACGAAGAATCATTTAGTGCAGATTTTTTAACGGAACAGCAATTAAGATTTTCAGAGGATGAACAAGAATTTATAGAAGGAGATGTTAGTAAATTAAAACAAGAAGTAGCAAAATTGTTAGTAAGTTATATAAATATAATGATGCGAACAAAGAAAACGCTAAATATGTCATATGACGATGTAGAAGACAGAGTATTTAAATTAAAAGAAGCGGAAAAATATTCATTTACAGATAGATTAAGAGATATGTCTGAAGAGGAGAGAAACGTGGATACAATATTAAAACATCATAAGTTAGGTGCATTATATAGTATAGGTTTATCAAAAGGTATAAAGGAATATGATCCAGATAATTTTGATCATGATAAAAAAGTGGCAGAAAAGGTTGCAGAAATTCAAAATAAGTTAAAAAGAAACAGGGTGACAGATCGTGATATAGATTTAGAAACAGATGAGGTATTAGCCGACATAGATGATCAAAGAGAGATAGATTTAGATGTTGCCTTAGATATGAATATGACAGATGATTATAATGATGGAGATCCCTGGGGGGAAGAAGAAGAAAACAATGATGATTATGATTAAAAGGTATAAAGTTGTAAAAGTGTAATAAAAAAAAGTAATAATAATATATATGTTAAGATCATTTATAAGAAATAATATAACTTTAGTATCAATAATAATTTTTGTAATAATATTTACAATAGTGCAAATGTTAAAGCCGCCATTTTTATATAATAAAGATGGTTCTTTAAGGGAGTTTGGAGTAGGTTATAAAAACAAGACAATTTTGCCGGTATGGTTATTTTCAATAATTTTAGGTATATTATGTTATGTGATAGTTTTATATTATTTGACATATCCGCGATATTATTGAGGGATAAAATGTTTAAGTTAAAAATTAAATACTATATTTTTTAACTTAAAGAAAATGGAAAATGGAACAAATTAAATACTATATTTTTTAACTTAAAGAAAATGGAATACGGAATAAATTAAATACTATATTTTTTAACTTAAAGAACTTTATGAAATCGTATATGTAGTTGAATTATTTATTGCCTCTTGTTCAGCTGCAGCTTCTTGTTGTTGAATATACTCATCATGATCTGCTTTTATTTGATTTACATCTTTAACACATCCTCTTGTAGCTAAATTATAATATACAATTGATGAAATTAATATTGCTGTATAAATATACCATAAACCTTCACCTATATTATCCTTTAAAACTACCATATTTAATAAATCTTGTTTGAATTTAGTCTTATCATCTGCTGGTAATTCAGCATCTGGCTTCATTAAAGGAATTAACATATTCCAAATATCTAAGAAATTTTCTGGATTCATTTGATTTATCAATATACCTTTATTTCCCAATATTTTTGTTAGTGCGTCTGCTGTTTTGCTTAACTTTTCTTTTTCTTCTGGATTATTTGTATGCTTTATTACTTCATCAAAATCAGTTGTTTTTAATAATGATGATAAAATATTATTTGCTTTTCCTGCAACAATATAATATCCAATTACATCTGAAAATGCTCCCTTAAAACCCGGAAAAATTAATAAAACAGCCAACATTACTCCAAAAATTAATATCCATGGTATAAAAGTAAAAATTGCTGCTGATCCTATATTATTATTAATTGAACCACCGCATTTAGCAATTAAATATCCTATATTTAAAAAAAATTGACTAGCTACTACCATTCCTAGATAAAATACAAGACTTTTAATTGTCTTACTATGATAATCCGCTTGTAATTCAGCTGTCTCTAAATCTGCGACTGTTAGGGAAGGCTTACCTATTCCTGGAAAAGCAAAATATATTATAGTTATAATTATAAAAAATAACAAAGATTGTAAAGAGATATCCATATAGATAATTGGTATAATTTTTTTTTGTTTTTTAAAGGTAATTAATAATGAATAACTTTACAACTGAATATTCTAAACCTATGCTAACTGAACCAGGAGTAAAGTATTTTTTGAATGCAACTTTAAAACAATGTCATCAATTTAAGGAGAAACATAACAATATGTTATTTAATATTGGTTTATTATTAGGATTTTTTATAATTTTAGGAATATTATTACTTTATAAATATAAAGGTAAATTATCACCTGAAGAAGTAGAACAAAAGGAATTAGAAAAAAAACAATATATTTTATCTAAAATACGAAATTTCCAGGATGCAAAAGTTAGAGCTCAACAAGAGTTAATTACTGGATTACCTCATTGGGAGAGCGAATTTGATATTATTAATGATAATCCAATTAGAAAATTGAAAAAGAGTTAGGCAAATAGAGTTAAGCAAATAGCATAAATATATAAGTATAATTTATAATAATGGAAGAAAGTCAGGAACTTACACCAATTGAAGCTATAAATGAATATTATAGATTAAAAGATAAATACGAAAGTATTTATTATGATAAATATGTTAAACCTATTGTTAAAAGTGATAAATCTAATAGAGAAAAACGCGTTGATTTTTCTAAATTACCAAAACACGAATGTATAAATTGTAAAAGAAATGTTGGAACTATATTTTCTATTGTTCAAGTTAGTGATGAACTACTGAGAAAATTTATTGTAAAATGTGGCGATATTTCCGATCCATGTCCTCTAGATATACAAATTAATTATTCATCCCGTGAAACTTTTGATACTCTTATTTTCAACGGTTTAGAAGATATTGAAAAAATAAAATTAAAAATAATTAAAGAAAAAAATAATGCTTTATTTTTTAATAATAATTCTGATATTATTTCATCATTTGAACGGTTAACGAATAATTTAAAATTTGAAACTGAACATACTGGTGCAAATATTGAAACCAATATATTAAAAAATCATAATCCTGTAAAAATAAATTTATTAAATAAAACTATTGATGAATTTGGTAAAGCATTTGTTATTCCTTTTAAACAAATGATACAAAATTATATGGAAAAAAATGATGAATTAATTTTAAATCAAGCACTAAGATTTTATGTCGACGAAATGCTTCCTAAATTAAATGAAATACAAACTCTTAAATACCAAGTTAATTTTGTGGAATATAACGAAACTTCTGGTGAATATATATTAATACAACGACAGAATTCATTACAAGATAAAGAGTTTTCTTTTGATTCTGATGATAAAGTAATTAAATTTATTAGGGGAGTTAAAAAAGGCCAATTTGATAAATCACCAGAATCTGGATTAAATGTTACCTCTAAACCTAAATCTAAAAAATTAATTGATAAATTAGAGTTAGTTGAGGCGACTGAGGCATTAGAGGAATCGGAACCACTAAATATACCACTAAATATACCAATTAAATTTCAGGTAAATGAATTAAAAGAAACCCCTATAATTGAGGGAGATACTGTTAGTTGGGAGAATCCAAAATATAATCAAGCATGGAGTAGATTTCCAATAAAATTAAAAAATTTATTGTTAAGTGATCACGAATGGCTAGAAGAATTTATGAATAAATGTATGAATAACAAAAATAACGGAAAACCATGTAAATTATTTTTACCAAAACAAACAACATTACCTCCTCAATTATTAGAAGATGGTCAATATGAATTTAATTCAGAAATAATTAATAGAATATTTAATAAACAAAATGAAAATCTAAAAAAAATTCAATTAACATTTTATAGTCAGGAAGATGATTTAGATAAGCCATTAGTGAATGGTATAAGACCGAAGAAAATAAATGGACCTAAAAATTATAATATGCTTAGAAATGCATTAGAAGATCTTTTAGAAAAAGAAATTGGATCATCATTCCAAAGAGGTTATATTTAAATAATAAATAAAGTATATATAATATATATTATATGATCAGTAAATATATATCCTTACCTGTTTTTTTAATTAGTTTTGCAATTGGACTATTTTTTATTTATATATTAGGTCCAGAGGTAAACACTGTTTATATATATCCTAGTCCTAAAAATTATTCTTATACTCAATATAAAGATAAATCAAACCAATGCTTTGAATTTGATCCAGTGGAAACTACCTGTCCTATAAATCCATTATCAATAAAAACTGTACCAATCCAACAATAAACTAATAAACTTATATGATTAATTATATTATAATATATTTTTTAATAGTATAATATAAATGTATTTGGATAAATTTGTTCATAGCACTACTGGCAGAATAGTGATGTCAATAATATTAGGATTAGGATTAGCAACTTTGTTTAGATCAGTGTGTATAGGAAAACGATGTAAAATAATTGCATCTCCACCAATGACAGAAATAGTCAATCAAACATATCGTTTTGATGAAAAATGTTATAAAATGGAAAAACATGCCGTTAAATGTGATAAGACAAAAACTATAGTTAAAATTTAATTTATAATTCTACTTTTGCGTAAATTTAAAAATAGATGAATCTTTAGTTAATATATGGCCGAAATAAATACTACAAATATAAATGATTTGCCGACAGATCCTGCAAATGGGGGATCTATAAATGGAAATATTAATATTATTACAAATGAAACAATGGGTTTAAATAATTCTCAAATTCAACAACCCGTTATATCAAGTTCTGTTTCATTGGATCAATCTACTATTAGTCAAATAGTAAATGGGTTACAACAAGCTAGTTTAGCAGGAGCTACATCATTACCAAGTCGTGACATTCCTTTATCTACTACACAACTAACAAAAGATCCATATGTACAAGTAAATTATGTTCCTCCTCCTACAAACCGAGATTATATAGTAGAAAATGATGAAGATATTGATAATTATTATAAACAAGAAAAAATAAATAATTCAATTGATTCAATTTATGATGAATTACAAGCTCCTCTATTATTAGCAATTTTGTATTTTTTGTTTCAATTACCAATTTTTAAAAAAAATGTGTATAAATATTTACCAATCTTATGTCATTCGGATGGAAATTATAATATAAATGGATTATTATTCACATGTGCATTATTTGGTTTTATATATTATTCTTTATCAAAAACTGTAAAAAATTTTAGTAAATTTTAATAACACCTTATAATATATTTAATGATTGAATTTATAAATGAAGTATCCGAAAATCAGGCTGATCTAATAAAATCATTTGCTATCTTTTATTTATTATTAGTAGGTAACTATATAAGTCATAGTATATTTACATGTTATCAAATTAGATTTATAAATATTCATAAATCATTACAATTATTTATATCATTTTTATTATTTTATTTTTTAGTTACATTAGTTTCAAATACTGGTAAAAAAGAATTTACTCCTCCAATTGAAAAAATGTTATATTCAATAATATATTTTGTAGGATTTTTATTTTTAATGCGTTTAGATATGACTATTTCAACCATTGTTTTAATTTTAATTTTTATAATGTATTTTATTGAATTAAATAAAGATTTTTATTTAGAAGGAGGTAGCAGTATAAATAACGAAAAAGATAAACAATTATATAGTGAAAATCAATATTGGATAACTATAAATTGGCCATTTAAATTAAAATTGTTCCCTGTTAATAAAAGTGATTTTAAATTAGTTAATAAAATAGAATATATATTTTTTTATATAATTATGGGTTTATTGATCATAGGTTTTATTGCTTACAGTGGTGAATTAAAAGATAGTTTAAAAATAAATAAATCAAAAAATTTAACAATATTTGATGTATTAACAGATGTTAGTATTTGTAATATTAAAAATAAAAAACCATTTTGGGATTATTTTAAAATAGGATTAGGTTTGAATTTATAATACAATTTTTTAAAGATATAAAATTTTTAAAGATATATAATAATTATTTAAATATAATTTATTGATTAAATTAAATTATGTTTGGCATTTATGATATGAATTCACAAATAAAAATGTTATCAGGAAATATTTTTAATATGGTTATTTTTGATAAATTTAAAACTGGTAATACTATTATTGACACAATGATAACTACATTTGTTTTAATGTTTATAACATATGGATTTCAATTTATGAATGATAATATAATTCAACATATTAGTATTAAAAATATGATGTTTTATAATATCTTTAATTTATTTAATACAAAAAATACTATTGAATATGAAGGTAAAATTTCTTCATGTACCAATTTTTATGACAGTAAAATAAATAATACAAGTGCATTTAGTGATAGATTCAAAGCATTATGGACTCATATAATTGATAATATAGAAGAAAATACAACAATAAAATATATTAAAGAATATAGTTTTACAAATCCATCCAGAATTTTTTCTGGTAAAGAAAAACGAGATTTGGGAATTTATATGGTTATTCAGAATGAAAAGTTTTTAATTTCAAAAGAATTAGAAATTTATGCATATACAACTATTAATTCAGAATCTCAAGAAATTGATGATAAAGATCAAAATAAAAAAACTAAAACATCCAGTAAAATTGAAAAAATACGAATTGAATTGTTTTCTTATAAAAGTAGTGTAAAACAAATAAAAGATTATGTAGAAATGTTAACTATTAATTATTTATCTTCTATTGAGGATCTAAGAGAAAATAAAAAATTTATTTATACCTTGATAAAAACAAAATATGAAGATAATATTTCAGAAATGTGGGATGAAACCATATTTTCAAGTACAAGAACATTTCGTAATTTATTTTTTTCTGGAAAAAATAATGTAATTAGTAAGATAGAATTTTTTTTAAAAAATAAAGAATGGTATTATGAAAAGGGAATACCCTATTCTTTAGGTATTGGAATGAGTGGGCCACCAGGAACAGGTAAAACATCATTAATAAAAGCTATAGCAAATTATACTGGACGTCATGTTATAACAATATCATTAAAATTAATAAAAACAAAAAGACAGCTAGATAGTATATTTTTTGAAGAAAGATATAATACTGATAATAAAAAAGGAAGTATTTCTTTTGATAAAAAAATTATTGTTTTTGAAGATATTGACTGTATTGGAGATATTGTTTTAGATAGAGAAAAGAAGAAAAATAATTCTACAACTGGTCTAGGAAAGAAGTTAAATTTTCAAGAATTAACAACCAATTCTAAAATTAATATGGGTGATTTATTAGAAACTATAGCATCTACAGAAAAAACGGAAAAATATTGTCAATTGCCTAAATTACCTGATGATGATCCAATTACTCTAGATGATATTTTAAATTTATGGGATGGTATTCGTGAAACACCAGGAAGAATAATGATTATTTCCTCAAATCATTACTGTGATTTAGATCCTGCATTAATTAGACCTGGAAGAATTGATTTAACACTAGAATTATCATATGCATCAAATGAAATAATAAAAGAAATGTATATACATTTATTTAAAGAAGAAATAGATTTAGATAATGAAAAGTTATTAAAAATTAATAATAATTTTTATTCGCCAGCTGAAATAATAAATATTTATATGAATGAAGAGGGAGATAAGGAAAAATTCCTTGAACGACTAGGACAAAATCAGCATATTTAAAAAAATAATCCCTTCCTTTTTTTAGTTTTAGACTTACGTTTTTTAGCCCTTTTAGTTTTGTTAGTAGATTCTTTTTCTTTTATCTTTTCATCCTTTTTATCAACTGGACGATATCGTAAAAACCATTCATCATATTCAGGTTTTCCCCTTAATCCTTTTAATTCAGTATATTTCTCGGCCTTTTCTGCACGCATTTCTTCCACTGTTTCTTGATGTCCAATACAATTAATACTAAAACGTCTTAAGAGTCCTTTTTGTGCTAATCTATTTTTTTCTTGTGCTTGAAATAGATAAGTTGCCATACATAAAATACGATCTTTATCATAATAAGGACGATTTGCATATAAAAAAGCTAAATAAAAACTTAGCATCGTATCTATAGTAGCAATCTTGGTATCATAACCATCATGTTTAACAATATTATAGCTGTGACATGCAAGTGGTTGATAAATAAATGCCACAGTATCATTCCCAACTTTAATTTCATAATGAGGAGCAATAATTTCTCCAATACCAGGACGTTCAATAATTTTAACATTTTTTACATTAATATCAGCAAGTCGTTCTTTAACTATTTGAGCTGTAAGTATAGCGTCTTCTGATAAAACATCAAAATCAGGTATTTTTAGTAATTTATGTCTCAAATTTATAGGCATGTATTGAGAATACATAGATAAAGCATAACCACCAAAAAAAACGACACCTTGATCCATGAAAGTACGTTGTACGTTTTCATATATTTGTTCGGCACCTTTTGTATCAGCCATTGATCTTTGAAACTCAATTTGAGCACATTGTTTACCTAAAAGAGGATAATGTTTATTTAAAAGTGTTAATCGTTTTAAAACTTTTTCCCATCGACTTACATCTCCAGCAGGTCGTGATAATTCTAAATACATTCCCATACGAAGAAGATTAGCAGGTGCATATAAAATACCGGCAACTCTTATTGATTCTTTTTTAATAGAATTATATAAATCTTTAGGCAAGGATGTAATATCGGCTACAGGAATAAAATTAACAAATACTTTAAATGTTCCATGATGTTGACCGGCTTTTGCTTCTACTTCTACAAATCCATTTGAAACATAAATATCTGTTAGTTCTTTTGCATCATTAAGAGCATTTGCACTATAAAAATCATAATCAGGAATTTCTACATCTTTATTATAAAATTGATCTTGTTTAGGTAAAATATTATTAATGGCTGTTCCGCCATAACATATAAGCTGTTTTTTCCTAATAAAATTTTCTACAATACCAATAATGCGTTTAATTTCTGGAGATGTAGCAGTTTTTCTTCCCTGACGTTCTTCAGCTTTATCAACTGCGGATCTTAATATTGCTAATTCGCAATCACTAAATGTTAATCCGTTACATATATTTTCTTTTTTCATTTATATATTACTAATATAATTTTCTAATATGGCTTAAATTAATGAATCAAAGAATCAATTTATTAAATTACTTAAAGACAATTTAATAAATTAATATATTTGGCACTACCTTTAAAAAAGGGTAGTTTAGATAGTAAATTTGTAAAAGTCAGATTGAACTGATCTTGGGGCATAAGATAACGCAGGATTTTGTTGGGGTGGCAAAGGAATAGTAACTGGTATATAACGCAAATTCTCGGGTTTTAAAACAAATGCATAACCACTATCATCAAAGAATATATCATTTTCTTCTACATTTACGTCTATTTGTTGATATCTCATAGCGAGTAGCTGACAACCTGTTTCTCTCATTACTACAGCACTTGGATTAGGTGGATTTTCTCCTTTATCAGGCATTCCAATAGTCATATTTTGTTTATTAAATTCAATTAATTCATTCATATCCGGACTATATGCTATATCATAATAGTGAAGAGCCCTCATAAAAACTGAATTACTAGTCATATTAACAAATTCATAAAATTCTTGGCATTCCAAGAAAGCAGTGTTTGTTCTATCCACAATAATAATTACTTTTCCAAGTAATTGTCTTATTGGAACAGTTCCAAAATTTTTACCGTAGTTTTCAAAATCATAATCTTTATTTAATAATATTTGATCATAATTTTCTAAAAGTTTTGCAAAATTTTGATACATTGTTTGATTTGAGCTTTTAATTCGGAAATGGAGAATAATTGGGTCTTGTGCATTAGGTGCTGTTCCAGTTGAAAATGCATAATCCCGAATAATATTCATTACATCTACAAAATTAATATAATTAAAAGTTTCTTTAATATAAAAACTATCACTTGTTGAAGTTGCTACAACAGGTTGATCATCAATAGAAAATATTTCAAAATCTAATCCTCTTACACCTTGTTTTAATAAATCTTTTAAAACACATGTATCAACAAAATCATTTTTGTAATTTCCACCACTACAACAATTATAGGCTGTTTTTATGTAATAATCTCTAAATGGATAATTAAATTGATCGGAACCATCTATTGATTTGATTTTTCCATTTAATGTACCATATATACTATCCATTAAACTACATTCAGTACCTCTTAATCGAATATAATAAAAATAATATAAAAATGCAATAATTATAATAATAAGAGTAATAACACTAATTAATATTATTGCTGTAGTTTCTTTCATTTGTGCAACATTTTGGACACCAGATGTTAAAGCTTCTCTCATTTTTTGTGCGGAATTTCCTCCAATATCAGCCATATTATATTATATAGAGACAAAGAATATATTATTTGATTTAATTTATACAGAATAATGATATTACTCTAAAAGTTGGGAGTAAAAAACTATTTAGAAATAATAAATTATATTATGATGAATAAAGAATTAAATATATTATTATACTTATATAAAAATGGCGGGCGGATTAATGCAGCTTGTGTCTCAAGGACAACAAAATATAATTCTAAATGGAAACCCAAGTAAATCATTTTTTAAATCAACATATCACCAATATACTAACTTTGGCCTTCAGAAATTTAGGGTTGATTATGAGGGATCCAAAACATTACGTTTATCAGAAGAATCAACTTTTACGTTTAAGATTCCTCGTTATGCAGATTTATTAATGGATAGTTATATATCAGTAGTTTTACCAAGTATTTGGAGTCCCATTTTACCTCCACAACAAATTACACCTGATACTACAGCACAAGGTTTAGGTAACATAGAACAATGGGCACCTTATGAATTTAAATGGATAGAAAATATAGGTGCAAAAATGATTTCTAAAATACAAATAACCTGTGGAAATTATACATTGCAAGAATTTTCTGGTAATTATTTATTAGCCTCTGTTCAACGTGATTTTTCTGCAGAAAAAAAGGCTTTATTTGATATTATGACTGGAAATATTCCTGAGCTAAACGACCCAGCTAATTCTAATTCACGTGTCAATTCTTATCCAAATGCATTTTATACTGGTGATTTAGCTGGTCCGGAGCCATCAATAAGAGGAAGAATTTTATATATTCCGTTAAATGGTTGGTTTGGTTTAAAATCACAAATGGCTTTTCCATTAACATCTCTTCAATACAATGAATTACATATTAATGTAACATTTCGTCCATTAAATGAATTATTTGTTATTCGTGATGTATTTGATGCTACAAATAATTATCCATATATTGCTCCTAATTTTAATTCATGGTATATGCAATTTTTTAGATTTATCCAACCTCCACCAGATATTGCAGTTACAATTGATTCATATTCAGATCAAAGAACATTGTGGAATGCAGATATTCATTTGAATTGCACTTATTGTTTTTTATCAAATGAAGAGGAACGTTTATTTGCAATACAAGAGCAAAAATACTTAATTAAACAGGTTCATGAGCGTCTTTTTCCTAATGTAACTGGGCCTAATAAAGTTGAATTAGATTCTTTAGGTATGGTCGTAGATTGGTTATTTTATTTTCAAAGAAGTGATGCTAATTTAAGAAACGAATGGTCAAATTATACAAATTGGCCATATAATTATCTTCCAGTTAATTGTTTACAAGGACCAACTGATGGTAATTATACAATTTATAGATCTAATGCTGGTACGCTTATATCTGTAAATATAGGACCAGGTGTAAATCCAGATGGAACTTTAACAGGATTGCTTATTAATCCAACATATAATCCTCAAAATGAAAAATACATTTTAATAGCATTAGGTATCCTATTGGACGGATCTTATAGAGAAAATATTCAACCTGCTGGTGTATTTAATTATATAGAAAAATATTTAAGAACATCAGGAAATGCACCTGATGGATTATATTGTTATAATTTTTGCATTCATACGAATAATGCTGATTTACAACCATCAGGTGCAATGAATATGAGTAGATATAATCAAATTGAATTAGAATTTACAACGATTATTCCACCACTAGATCCATTGGCACAAAGTTTGACAATATGTGATCCAGAAACAGGTAATATTATTGGTGTCAATAAGCCAACATGGCGTATTTATGATTATAATTTTGATATGTATTTGTTTGAAGAAAGAATAAACGTAGTTAATTTTATTGGAGGAAATGTGGGTTTGATGTATGCGACATAAACTTTATTTATCCGTTATTATTTATAATAAAATTGATTTGGTTTTAAAAATACCAATTAAAAACAAATATAAATACAGTTGTAAAATGAATTTTGTCAAATATTTGTTAGTTACTTCAGTAATTATTAATTTATGCTATTTGCATAATTATATTTCTTTATATAAAGGCATTCCATTTCAAAATGTAATTCCCGAGACTGAAAATGATTACCCAATGATAACAAAACAGAATTTGCGTGGTATGGGTCAAGAAGTAAAGACGATCATTAGGGCAAATATAATTGATACGCTAATTAGGGAACATTGGAATAACATATATAAGAATGTTCTTTTGGCAAGCGGACAAGACTCTGTTATTAGCTATACCATTAGCTTGAGTTGTTATCAGCATATACATTCTTGTGGAGATTCATATGTTTATAATAATGATAAACAAATGTGTCAATTATTTGGTTCACCAATTCCCATTTCAGAGAGAGATATTATAGTTCATACGCATAAACAATATGAATTAATGATTTATAATAAAAAAAATTACATTATATCCTCATTAAATAAATACATGAATAAATTTAATGAAATTATGGAATCAGTCCAAAGAACTGGCAAAGGTTTATGTATAGGAAATATAGATCTAAATACAATAATTCTTTATGTTCCCCAAAGAGATCTACAATTTGAAGAACCAACATTAACAAATATAAATTTAGCAAAGCGACGTATAATTCAATTTAATTTGAATGCTACTGAAATTGAAGATACTGTAGAAGCAGAAATAGAGAATAAACTATTAATAACGTTTCCGGATATTAATATACACAAAACATATTCAGAGTGCTGTCAAAAGTTAATTTTGAGTTGGTAGAAATTATATATATTATTTTTTAACTTAAAGAGAATGTGGTCAAATATATATATTATTTTTTAACTTAAAGAGAAGAATTGGAAGCCGGTGGAGTTGTCTCATAGAATAATCCTGTTGCAGAAACTGTTGTCGGATAATTCGGACTAAAATTTTGTGTAGTTGTATCTCCTAATCCTTGTTGTATACCACCTTGAAAACGACCTTCACTATAGTCATCATGTGATTTTCTTTTTTTATTATATAATGCTAAACCATCATTAAATGATTTCATCCATCTGTCTTCCCCTTGATATGGTTGTTGTAAAATTACATTTTCAGATCCTGGAGATGCCTCTGCAAAATCCATTTTATGATTATCAAATCCAGTCGTTAATGAGCTATAATTCAATCCTTGATTTTGAGTTAATTTACCCCCGTCATCATAAGGTTGAACTTCAGCCGTTATATATGCCGGCATTGGTTTATTTGGGGGTTGGCAACCAAAACAATCAATATCTGTAGAACATTGTTCTCTTGTTATTGCACATTGAGCTTTAGGACCACAAAAATTTTGACAACTATAAGGACTATTAAAAGGCAAATTTACTGTATGACTATACAATGGAGAATTTAAATCGTTGTAATTTATAACTGCATCTTTAGGATAAGGAACCACCTTTTCAGAATATCTTTCAAAATCAGTTAACCCTTCTTTTAAACATATTCGGGGTTGAACTAAACTCATTCCCCATTTTATTACTATCCAAAAAAGTAATAAGCAACCTATTGTATATATAATTATGTTTTTATAATTCATTATATATACAACAATATTTTTATTTTACACACCAACAAAAACCGTTTTATCAGAAAATTCTTCAATATTTTTTGCACCAATGTATGTTGCTGTACTTCTTAAACCTCCTAAAAAATCTTGAATTGTATTTTCTAGTTTACCTTTGTATTCTATTTTTAATATATCACCTTCCGATGATCTATATTTTTCCATTTTTCCAAAATATTTTTCCATTGCATGTTTTGAACTCATTCCATAAAATAACTTATACTGTTTCCCATCTTCTTCCACCAATTCTCCTGGATTTTCATCATGACCCGCAAAAATACCACCTGCCATTACAAAATCCGCTCCCGCACCAAATGCTTTTGCCATATCTCCAGGATATTTTATTCCTCCATCTGAAATAATATAAGCCTCATATCCTAATTTTTTTAATGCTTTACATGCCTCACTACATTCTTTAATGGCATGTAATTGTGGTCGGCCAACTCCTGTTTGGCGTCTTGTTAAACAAGCACTTCCTGATCCAATACCAACTTTTACAACGTTTACTCCTGCTTCACAGACTAAAATATTTACCATTTCTTCCGTTACAACATTACCTGCTACAATAATCTTATTTGGATATAAAAATCTAATTTTTTTACAAAAATTAACAAAACATTCCATATAACCATTAGCAACATCAATACAAATCCATTTGCAACGAGTATATGTTACTATTTCTTTTAAATTTTTAAAATTTTCCTCTGTTATTCCAGTCGTAACCATAAAATACTCCGGATCTAATTCTATTCCTGAATTTGCTGTATTAATATAGTCTTGAACAGTATAAAATTTATTTAATGCAGTTAACATTTTAAATTTTTTTAAACTATTATAAACTTCAAATGTTCCTGTTGTATCCATATTAGCAGCAATTATTGGTATTCCTGTCCATGAAATTTTATTATTATTATCACTATTACAATCATTATCATTATAATTATCATCAAATGTATTTGAAAAACTTATACTTCTCTCTAAATTTACTTCGTTACGAGATGATAGCATACTAGGCCGAGGTAAGATAAATACATCATTAAAATCTAGTTCTTTTGTTATAAATTCTTTGGTTATAAATTCTTTCATATAAGTCCTTTGTATTATAATATTAGAAGTATATCTATATTATTTTTATTTACAAAATTTAATATATATTTATTATAATTAATGTCTACAACAGAAACAACTAGCTCAATTGATGACAAAAAAACTGATGATACTGGATCAACTTCAACTCAACCAGATTTTAAAGCATTTGTATTTAATTATATTTATAGTATAATATTTACTATAGGAGTTAGTATATTTATTATAGGTGGACTTGGTTTATATACAACAAAGGTCGCACAATCAACTATATTACCCGACAGTGTAGATTATGCACCATATTCTGATCTGATTGGTGAAAATGTAAGTGCTAATATTCAAATTCCAATGAATATAATGAGACCACATTTTTTTTCTCCTCCCGAAAAAACTACAGCACAAACTGCTATTTTTAATTCCGAAGAATATTTAGATAGTTTTGTAAAAAGTTTTATTTGTGCTTTAAAATCATGGGCAAATCCTAATGGAGGATTTTTAAGTAGTTATGCACTTTATTTTTCAAAAGTATATGATAATATTGTGGCTAAAAATTTTATGTTTATGAATTTTGTTTTTGGTGGTTTAGGACAAATACTACCTGAATCTATCATTATGTTAGTATATGCATTTTTTGGACCTTTAATCTGGATTGTTTTATTTTTATTTTCAAATGGGTTAAGTATATTATATCATGTGGTAAAAGTAGGAGAATTATTCCGAGGTAAAACAGGTAGCGAAAAAGAAGTAGTTTGGTCTAAATTTGATTTATTTTCTATGAATGGGTTTTTCCAGTTTTTATTTTTTATGTTTCTTGGATGTGCTATTTGTATTATCTCCACCTTTGTTACTCCTATTATTTTTACATTATATGCATTAATTAGCCCATTAACTGCAAAATATAAATTAATTGATACAACAGATGGTGATAAACCAGTTTTAGAAAATCAAGGTGTTATTAATTTTATTACTTCTACATTTGTTTATAAAAAATTCTTATTTTTTGTTTTGGCTAGTTTAAGTTTAATAACTAATGGAAATACTTATTTAGGATCATCTTATCTTGTTGGAATTTTAATTGCAATTATTATTTTATACTTTATTGGTTTTTACAAAAATCCTATACCAATGCATGATGATGATCTAACATTTAGACCTAGTAAGAGATCACAAAAAGTACCTAAAACCCCAGAAGTTTGTCCTCCTATTCCTGAAGAAGATCAAGTAGGAGTTGATGATAAATTTAGTTGGACAAATAAACTTAAAAATAGAGCTGGTATAAATCAAAAAGGAGGAAAAAAAAATATTAGTAAACAAATAAATACTACTACTTATTCTTCCGACAAATATAAAATTAGATTGGTTTAATAAACAATTTAAATATAAATACTAATTTTAATTTAAGAAATGAAAAATAAAAATAAGAATAAAAAACAACAAAAAGAATTTCCTTTTGTTAGTATTTGCACTCCTACATTTAATCGCCGTCCTTTTATTCCATATATGATTAAATGTTTTGAACATCAAACTTATCCTAAGGATAGGATTGAATGGATTATAATTGATGATGGAACTGATCCTATAAAAGATTTAGTAGAATCAATTTCACAAGTGAAATATTTTTATTATGAAGAAAAAATGTTGTTAGGAAAGAAGCGAAATTTAATGCATGAAAAATGTTCAGGAGATATAATTATTTATATGGACGATGACGATTATTATCCACCAGAAAGAATCTCTCATGCAGTTGAGACATTACAACAAAATCCTACCTTTTTAATTGCTGGATCTTCCGAAATGCATATTTACTTTGAAACAAGAAATACAATGTATCAGTGTGGTCCATATTCCACATTTCATTCTACTGCTGCCACATTTGCATTTAAAAAAGAATTATTAAAACAAACGTCATATGATGATGAAAAAGCATTTGCCGAAGAACATAAATTTACAAAAGGATATACTATTCCCTTAGTTCAATTAAATAGCTTAAAATCAATATTAGTATTTTCACATAAACATAATTCTTTAAACAAAGAAAAACTTTTAGAAAATACCGAAATATCAAAAACAATTTTATCCAAATATAAAGTTGATGATTTTATTAAAGATCCAGTTTTAAAACAATTTTATATGTATGATATGAATACATTATTAGAATCTTATGAACCAGGAAAACCAGAACATAAACCAAAATTATTAGAACAAATAAAAAATATAGAAATTGAAAGATCTAAAAGAATTGAAGATCATAATAAAATGTTGGAAGCACAACAAAAAATATTATCCACATTTCATAAACAAAGTCAACCCAAAAATATAGAAGATATAATTAAGCAATATGAAAAAAAAATAGAAGAAAAAAATTATTTAATAAACGAACTATTTAAAAAAATAAAAGAACTAACTCAAGATCTATCTATTATTAAATCTACAAAGTTATAAATTATTCAATATATTATTTAAAATAATATAAAGAGAAATTATTATTAAAGTGTATAAACAGTTATAATGACATATGAAGACCAATATTACCCTGCCGTTGATGATGATAGATCTGATGATGCAAAATTAAAGAAAAACGCAATAGCAGAAAGTGAAAAATTAGATCCTAATTTTCAAAAGGTTACGAAAGCATTTAACAATACATGGTCAGATGGAAAATTTTACAAAAAAATAACTATAAAATCTTATGGATCAGGTCAAATGGGTTCAAGAATTAGAAATGCAGTTACAGGACAATATACTCCATATTTAGTTGGTAGTAAAAATGAAGATTTGTTTTTTGTTGTAAATGATTCTACTGGTCTTTTTGGTAGAAAGGATCCTCTATTTTTGTTTTATGATAGTCCAGAACAATATGAAAATCATCAATTTATTATCTTAAAACAAACTATTAAAGAAAAATGGTATGAAAAGAATTTCTTGGCTAGACAGAATTTAGTGTAAAAATTTTTGGTTTCTTATAGTTTTGGTTTCTTATAGTTTTGGTTTCTTATAATTTATATAAATTTTTGTAATTAATTCAATATTTAATTGCAAAAATACAAATACTTAATCATCTGATTCTTCTTCTAATACAATATCTTCTGTTTCAGCTGCATTTTCTTTTGTATATTTTTCCAAATATCTATAAATTCTATTAATATCTAATTTTGATATATCATAATTCTCAAATAATAAAACTATATCATTATCATTGTATTTATTTTTTAAATCTAAAAAAAATGCAAACATATCATTCTTATCCATGGATAATTCTTGACATAAATTTTGAATAAATATTGAATTATTATATTCTGTAGAATATTTTGTTAATACTTTGGTAAATCTAACTTCAGGAGGATTGAATTTTTGTTTTTTGGAAAAAGTTTCGTGATATAATTTATTGTTTTTAAATGTTTTAATTAATGAACTCATTTCGTTGAACTGCCAAATTTGCTTTTGAAAAGTTATTCTATCAATATAATCTGCAAAACACATATTATCTAATATAGATAAATAAAAAGGAACAGAATCTTCTTTTTTCATTTTTGTTAGTACATCTATTATATTTTCATGCCATAATAATCCTACAATTGTTCTATCTGTTTCATTCATAATTGTTAAATGATCTTCAATTAAAAAATTATTATTAATTAATTTATTTGTAATTTTTCTTGTATCGTCATTATATGATTTCATTAAAAATATATTTTGAATTATATTAGTATTTAATATATTTTGTTTATTTTTATATAATTCAAAAATAGATCCTAATTTTCTTAAATCTCCTTGAATAAAATTTATTATATTTATTTTTATAGTGTCATCTAAATTAGGTAACATTATATTTACCAAATTATTCATTTGTAGTTTTGAGGGAGATTTCAATTCTATAACATGACATACTTTCATTAGTTCTTTAATTTTTTTATCAATATGATAATTTCCTATGCATATTATTGGATTCAATGTAATTTCTTCCAATCGTTGTTTTTTTGTTTTTTTTGGTCTAATAATTTTTATTAAAGAATTTATTCCTCCTTTATCACCATTATTCATTCCATCTATTTCATCCATAATTATAGCTATACGTTGTATTTTTTTATAAAACATGCTCATTATATTTTTGTCCGACATATTATGCTTTGTAATTGTATCAATTATTGACTTATTTCTTATATCACCTGCATCATATTTTATAATATCATAATTTAATTCTTTTAAAATATTAGTTACAAATGTAGTTTTACCTGTTCCTGGATCACCATATATATAAATACCTTTTTTTGTAGTTAAATTATGTTTATTTTGTTCAAAATCTTTTAAAATATTTTTTATATTGTTTGCTTCTTCATCACGATTCAATATATTATTTATATTTAAGTTTTCCATCTTATATATTTACTTACATTCTTTTTATGTTGATTTTTACTCAAACCTAGTTCCTGAAATAATTCCACGATTGTTTTTCTGCACTTTGTTGATTCATTATCAATTGCATAAGATTCTAAAAAATTTATATAATTTGAATATATGCAATTTTTATAATAACATTTCTTCATATTTATCCATCTTTTATGATTTTCTTTTAGTAATTGATTAAATACAAAATCATTATCTTGTCTAATCATACATCGTATGTAGTTTTCAATATTTCTTTTATTTATATATTTTTTTACTATTACATGATTTTCTAAATATGATTTTCTTGTTAAAAATATTGATACTATTTTCGGAATATAAGACTGAATTATATGAGTTACATCTTCTGGTAATTTATTTATATTTTTTAATAATTCTTCTGGTTTATTCAAAAAAGTCATTATAAATATTACTGTGAATATATTTATAAATGTTTTTATAAATATATATTATTTAATTATGTAGATGTAGTTGTAGTTGTATTGCATGGATTTGGAACACCAGACGTTATACCGTCCCATGTAACTTGGCATGCAGTAGCCCAATTATATTTAGAACAATTTCCAGTTTCACTGTTGAATGGTGCTTGATTAAAATTCATTGTACCTTTGTCTCCACTAGTTGGTACATTGCATCTTCCTAAACTTTTTGAATTAAAACATGCATCACCATTACCTGATAAATCCACCCAATAATCAGGACAAGCACCTACAAGAGGAGGCCATATTTCTGAATCTGATGCTTTAGATAATGCTATACCAATTATAACTAATATGATTATTAATAAAATAATTGCTATCATTAATATTATTTTTTGAAAACTCATTACTATATAAAATAAATATATATTTTTTTTATGGATGTATTATAATATGAATAGTTCTAAAAGTTCAAATGGTAGAGTAAATATAATGAATAATACCGAATCGCCTGATATATCCAAATTATTTGCAATGTATGATAAAATTCCTGCAAATCAATGTGCTACATTTAGGGAACCCACATTAGGTCAATGGAATGAAACTGAATTATCTAAAGCATATTTCTCTAAAGAAAATATACAAATTGTACAAAATGGAATCCGATCGGGAGTTTTTGATAAATCAAATGGACAATATTTAGTTGCCACCCAAGATTGTGATACTTTAAAAATTATAATGAGAAGTGTATATTTACAGCATTCTGCAAATCAACCAACTAACATATCTGGTCAAATTAAACAATTAAATCAAATTGTATTAGATTATTGTATATATCATGTTTATTCCGAAGCTCAATCTTATATGAAATATCTTTATGATGTTAGTACATTGGTAGTTCCATTATCAAATCCTGTTGTTGAAACTCAAAAAGATAAGAATAATTATTTAATGCCCAAATGGTTTTAGATTTGATTTAAACTATTTTATTTATATATATTATGAAATCAATAAATAAAAGAATAAATAAAAACATGTCAAAAACGAAAAAAAGAATAAATAAACAATTTTTATATAATCCTAATAATCCAAAGAAATCATTTGATGTTTATATAGATAAAAATCCTAAAGATACTATTCCAATTAAATATACAACCATTCAAGATGTTAAAAATACTATAGATAAACTAGAAAAATTATATAAGAAAAAAAAATATACACATAAACGAATATGGCAAGTAGGAATGATTATGAAAGTTCGTTTGGAGGTATTAAAGCAAAAAAAATTAGAGCAGTATAGATTATCAAAAAAGTATTTTGATTTTTTAGGTGAGCGAACAAAATTAGATGACAATGATCGTTACAAGACAGTATTTAAGTTTTAGTGAAAAAAAATTGAAATTATTTTATACTAATATAATTTCAATATAATATTACATAGCAAAGATGCCAATCCGAGTTTTAATTGATCGTTTTACTAGGGAACAAATGGAAGCCACATTAGCCCATTATAATAAAAATAAAGATCTAGATGAAGGAGACTTGGAAGAACTTGATAGAGCAGAAGGAGGATTTAAAATAAAAATTCCTGAAGATCAATGGAAAAAAGATCCGCGACTTGGAACAGATGCAAATGATAAAATTAGACAAGTACGATGGCATGAAGGACTCTTGTTATCAAGAGGATACAAGTCGTTTACAGGTAAACAATACATGTTATTATTTGAAGCTCTCGTAGTAGGATTCGGCGGCGGAAATGTAATTCTTGAATAAAAATAAAAATAAATAAATAAGATTTTAATTATATATTAAACCAATTAAAACAACTTAAAGAATATTTACAAAATTATATTTAAATATCTTCTTCAATTAATACTGATTTTTTTACTGCTTTCTTCACAATCTTTGTTGCCATCTTTTTTTTACCACTTGTCTTTACATCTCCTTGTTGAGCTTCTTTTCTGTCTTTCTTGTAAATTGTATATTCTTGCTCTAAAACTGAAAGCTCTGATAACCACATTTCTTGAATAGTTGTTGATTTTACTTGCTCTAATTCAGCATTCTTTATTCCATGTTCTTTTAATAACTTTTCTACATTTTCTTCTGATACTGAATCCATAGGCATTTTTACTAAATATTTAAATTCTAGATCTTCGTCTATTGTATCATAGTTTTTTTTCCAAAGCATATCCATGATTTCTTGCTTCTTCTTTTTTCTAAGATCAATTGTTCCGTCTAATACTTCTTTAATATATTTTGCTTTATTTGATAGGATAAGTAGTTCTCTTTCTAAATTTTCTATCAAGTTATCTTTTCTATCATCATAATAATTCAAACGAATACTATAATAATCATCAATGATTTCATTCACCGTATCATACTTTTTCAATTTATCGTCCGCATTAAATAGATTCATATTTGTAGTAGAACTGGTATTATATAATTTTAATAATTTTTCTAATCCATTACATCCATGTTCACCTTTATTTGACTCTAATTCTTGAAGTTTTCCTTTTGCAAATGTTATCACAAATTCAACTGTAGTGTCTGTATAATTTTCATAAACATCTTTTATTAAAGGAGCTACTTTCTTTCCATCTTTATCCTTATCATTTTGCAGGTCATTCAATAATTCTTTAAAATCCTCCGTCCAATATCCAACTGGTAATTCTATTACTTTTATTTTATCCTGATCTATTACCTCATATTTTCCTTTAAACATAAATTTATTGTCACCAATCTTTGTAATTGATCCTGTAAATCCTTCATAATATGGCATAAACTCTGTTCCATCAGTTTCTATTGTCTGCAATTTATTTTTTAAATAATTAATAATTTGTAACGGATTATAACACATTATTTCTGTGCTAAAACCTGTTCCGATTCCCTTTGAACCATTGACTAAAACCATGGGAATAATCGGCACATAAAATTGGGGTTCAACCGGTGTTCCATCATCATTCAAATACCTAAGAATATTATCATCTTGTTCTGGAAAGATAATTCTTGTAATTTTTTCTAGTCTCGTAAATATATATCTTGGTGAAGATGCGTCTTGACCTCCTTTAATTCTTGATCCAAATTGTCCTGAAGGAAATAACACATTAATATTATTTGAACCAATAAAATTCTGAGCCATTCCAACAATTGCTTTATTTAAACTTTCTTCGCCATGATGATAACATGATTGTTCTGACACATATCCTGAAAATTGAGCTACTTTTATTTCTGATGATAAACGCTTTTTAAACGCACTATATAATATTTTTCTCAAACTTATTTTTAATCCATCCATCAAGTTGGGAATATTTCTGTCACAATCATATTTTGAGAAATGAATTAATTCTTTATTAATAAATTCTTCATAAGGAATCATTTGCTTGCGAGTGTCAGCAAAGCTATCTCTATTATATACTGTTTCCAACCATGTTTTTCTATCATCTGCACGTTTTTTATTAAACACCATATCAATTGCATTATCACTTTGTTGACCTGTATGTTCAAATCCAACAAATTTCTTTTCTTCAAAATATTCACGAAATTCAGTTTTTGTGGATGTACCTAATCCTTTGTAATATTTTATTGTCCATCCTTTTGAATCATTTTGTGTTTTCCATTCTTCATATTCACCTTCATTATAAAACTTTAATTCTGTTGATCCCTTCTTTGCCTTTAAAATAGGTGTATTCATAAATCCAATAAATCCCGGTAACTTTGTTAAACTTGACCATTCATTTTGAAATAGATTAATACACAATCCTTTAATGTGTGACCCATCTAAATCTTGATCAGTCATGAATACCACTTTTGAATATCTTAGATGTTTATGAACATCTTCAATGGTTTCATAATCTTTTCCAGATTCTAATCCTAAAATCTTTTTTATTTCGGCAATCTCTTTATTTTCTGATACTTTTTTAATGGCCTCACCTCTTACATTCATAACTTTACCCTTTAATGGATAAACACCAATTGTGTTTCTATCTTCAGAACTGAGACCAGATATCACACCGGTTTTAGCCGAATCTCCTTCACAAAAGATAATCATACAATCTTTTGATTTTTCTGTTCCAGCCCAATTTGCATCATCTAACTTTGGAATTCCACGAATTGATTTACTCTTAGTTCCATCTGTCTTTTTTGCAGCCTTATTTTCTTTCACTTCTGTTAATTGTAAAGCAGCATCCATTACACCCATCTTTGCAACTTTCTCAATAAATTTATCACTAACGTCGCACTTAGATCCAAACTTGGAAGAAGGAGTATTCATAAAGTCCTTGGTTTGACTATCAAATGCCGGATTCTCAATATCACATCTTAAAAACAAAATTAATTGTTCCTTGATCGTATTTGGATTCACCTTTACCTTTTTCTTTTTTTCAATAAATTCAGAAAGTTTTCTTGTTATTTGACCTAAAATATATTCTACATGTTTACCTCCCTTTGATGTGTAAATTCCATTCACAAATGATACTTGAATAAATTCATTTGTTGGTGTTAATCCAACCGCATATTCCCAGCGATCATTTGCTTCTTCGTATACTCTGGGATTTACAGTTTTATCACCAATATACAAATTAATATAATGTTCAAAGCTTTTGGTAGGAATTAATGCTGAATTGTATTTAACCTTGATGGTTTTATCTGTAACAGCTGAAATATCGTAAACACGTTTTTTTAATAATGCAACTAAGTCTGGAGTCAAACCCTCTATCCCTAGTCGCTGATAATCTGGTTTAAATATAATCTTTGTATATGGTTTTGCTTTTGTTGCTTTACTAATTTTAGGTGGACAAATTTCGTCTAAATTATTTTTAAATTCTTGTGTATATTTTAACCCTCTAATATGATCTACAGTTTCTATTTGACCATATGTTGACCAGATTAAAACCAACTTGAATCCAAAGCCATTCTTACCACCTACAATCTTTTTTTCATCTTTATTATAATTTGTAGATGTTCTTAAATGTCCAAAAATTAATTCTGGAACCCATGTTTTATATTCTGGATGTTGCACAACATCAATACCATTACCATCATTGATCATTACAATAGTACCGTCTTCTTGTATAGCTATATCAATATATGTTACTGGTAAAGAATTTTCTACTTTAGCATCTATTTTTGTTTGCATTCTAATTACATGATCTCTGCAATTTACAATACCTTCATCAAATAACTTGAATAAACCAGGAACATAACTAATATTTTTTTCTATGATCTTATCATTTGTTTCATTCATAATCCAGAGATCTGCATCTACGGTTTCAACAGAACCTATGTAGGTATCTGGATTATCTAATATATGCTGTTTATCGGTTTTTTGTTGTACATCAAAGTATAGACTCATGTTTTCACTATATAATTATATCTTCTTCCATTTAAATTGTTTCAATTTTATTTGAAAATAAAACTTTTATTTCAAATAAAATATTTAATATAGAATATAATATAAATACATATATGGCTCCTAGGAATACTTTTTTACCTGGTAATCAATCTAATTTAAAATTTTCATTACAAAGACAATATTTACAGACTTATTATAACACCTTCAATACGTCACAAATAACTGACAATATTTTAAACGCAGATCAAATTACTGAAGGTACTTTGTGTAATTGTTTTCCATTTCGCAGCAATCTAATTAAACAAGGTTATACTGATCCTAGTCAAACTGAAAATAGACGAATAGCTGCTATTTTAACCGGAACTTTAGGAGGAAGAACAACTTTTGGTAATGTTTACAGACCAGTAAATTTAAATTACTTAGGAAGTTGGGAAGGGCAACCAGGTGGGTCTTTAAGACCATTAAGAAATAAATTTTAAATGCGTTATCTTAAATATAATTATTTAGCCATAATTCTAAATAGTTTTTTTCTCAAGTTATTTTATAATGACTGGTAAAATGCATACTATCGGCTCAAGACGTCAAGTCTTCAATGGAACAGCAAAAAAAACTCCTGGTGGACTTTTAAAGTCTGACTTAATGATGAATAAACATGGACGTATTGTATCTAAATCAAAGCATGCTTCCGCTAAAAGAGAAAATCGCCTTGTAAAAGCCGGATATGGCACTAAGAAGGGAATGTTTGGATTTGTTAAAATGGGATCTAGAAAGATGCGTAAGGGGTCCAAGAAAAGTATGAAGGGTGGATATTCTGGAGTTAATTATGGTATGAGCCCAGCTATGTATAATGGAATGAGTGGTAATGGTATTGCTGGACAAGGAATTACTGTTGGTGATGCAGGATCTGCTAATATACAACTTTTAGCTGGTATGGCTGGAGGTAAAAGACGAGGTCGTAGAATGATGGGTGGATCAGGTATGAACGGACAATACATGATGAGCCCTTCTTACCTTAGTTCTGAGGGAACAATGATGAATGGTAATGGTATGGGTAATGGTATTGCTGGACAAGGAATTACTGCTGGTAATGCAGGATCTGCCAATGTTCAACTTTTAGCAGGAATGGCTGGAGGTAAGAGACGTGGTCGTGGTCGTGGACGAGGACGTGGAATGAAAATGATGGGAGGAACTACTAGTCCTAGTAGTATGGCTATGAATTCAATGGGTATGGGTCAAGGTAATAATATGAAAATGATGGGAGGAACTACTAGTCCAAGTAATATGGCTATGAGTGAAATGGGAATGTATAATGGTCAAGGTAGTGTTTTAAATGGAGCATTAGGAGCTGCAATGTAATTTTTTAATTCTGTAACCATTCCGAACTAACAAATTTATCAAATTTAATATATAATTGTAATTGATTTGATAAAAATTTCTCAAAGAAATGTTTAGAAACAATAGGTAATGATTTTTGTTCAACTAATCCTTTTGCTTTTAAAAATGTCTTGTATGATTGATATAAATCATCAAAAGAAACTAACAAATCAGGATCTTTATTACCGAAAACATTACATTTATATGAATTTAAAAATTCATTTATATCATCATGTTTAGACCATAAATTACATTTAATGTTAGTTATAAATTTATTATCAATTATTTCAACTTGAGGTGAAAAATAATGACAAATCATTTTTATCATATTTGTATCTGACAACTGGGAATTTTTTAAATCGGAGTTCTTATATAATGTAGATAATTCATCAATTTCATATTCCTCGTCTACACTGTTTTCCTGTGATATACTAACATGTTTTTCCCAAAATGATAAAAAAGAACTAACATTTGGTAAATATTTACTCGTAACATTTATAAAAACTATATTTCCATTATCATTTGTATTACTCAATTTGTTAGATAAAATACATTGCAAATTATTAGAGTAAACCATATTTGGAATATTAATACTAGATAAATAGAGTTTCCATATATAATGCATATTTTTCCATGTTATATTTGAACTTTTATTTACTGATTGAATACACTGACTAACAAAATCATCTACTATTTTTTCCATAGAATTCTCTGAAAAATATAATACATAATTTTGAATACTATTTTCCGTTTTATATTTTAAATAATTATCCGAATTTGTATATCTTTCTGAATAGTGTGCTGCTACACATAAAAGATCAATTCCTATATTATTCAAGGTATCTTTTATAATAGCCATATTTGCTATTTCATTTGTTTTTATTAAACGATATAATGATAATTTATGACTATCATGAAATTTAGAAATAAAATGATTCATTATAGAGTTCCCAGTTGTTATATATCCAATAGAATCAATTATTGTAATCACTTTTTTTGAACTTGTACTAACAAAATATAATAAGTTATCTGTATTTTTTTTAAGAATACAATCACCTATTATAGTTAAAAAATATTTTGCATCATTTTTTGTTGTAAAAATAGTTTGTAAAAATCCCAATACATTTTGAATAGTATAAGTATCTGGTATTGATTTAAATAAAGATCTTTCTTTGATTTGTTTAATAATATTTTGCTTAGTTTTGTGTTTCCATTGAATTAATTTACCTTCATCTGTAATAGTTGAAAGTAAATTATGATGAATATCATCATCCTTTACAATTTTATATGACTTTCCATCATATTCATAATAAATATTATTATATGGCATGTAATAATACTGGTGTTTAGATAAAAACACTTTATAAAAATTTTCTTGTTCTGAAATTAACTCATTAATTCTTGAAACTCTTTCATCATATTTTTTATTTTCTTGTTCTAACAAAGTAGGTAAATTTGTTAAATGAGTATTTAGTCGTTGTAATATATATTGGTTATCATTATATTTTACAAATAGATCATTTATGGTTTTTACAATATTTTCCATTTTATTACTAAATTTTTAGTCTTTAAATTCATTTTAAATAATATAATTTATGTATTCTGAAATTATTAAATTTTAAATTAAATTTAATATATATTTATATATTTTAAAAGCTTAAAAATATTTGTAATTAGTATTTTAATATGAATAGTGTATCCTCTTTATGTCAACAGTGCCGTATTTGCAAGAATAGTAATTTAGAAAATGTTATTGATTTAGGTAATCAAATCATTACATCTCGTTTCCCAGTTTATGGAGATTTTTCTACCCCTTCTACTCCTATTAATTTATATTTATGTAAAAAATGCAGTCTAGTTCAATTAAAATATTCTACCAATTGCAATGAATTATATGAACATGATTATGGTTATCGTTCTGGGATCAGTAATACTATGCGTGACCATTTAAAACAATATCAACTTGAAATTGTATCAAAAATTTTATTACCAGAAAATGGTGTTGTTGTTGATATAGGGAGCAATGATTCCACTATGTTGCAGTATTATGATTCTGCACTAAAGCGGATAGGTGTTGACCCAACTGGTAAACAATTTCAACAGTATTATGGAGATGTGGAACTAATTTCAAATTATTTTACTTATCAAAATTTTACACAAATTTATGGAAATTTAAAAGCTAATATTGTTTCTTCTATATCAATGTTTTATGATTTACCTGATCCTGTTCAGTTTGCTAGAGATATTTATAATATTTTAGATGATAATGGTATTTGGACTTGTGAACAAAGTTATATTATTACTATGTTAAGACGAAATAGTATTGATACTATTTGTCATGAACATTTGGAATATTATTCATTTACTGCTGTTAAACATATAGCAGATTTAGCAAATTTTAAGATTATTGATATAAAATTTAACGAATGCAATGGTGGCAGTTTTAGAATTTATTTTGCAAAAAATACATCTACGCTATATAATGAAAATAATGAATTAATATCTAAATTATTGGAAGATGAAAAAATTTACGGGATAACGGATCCGCAATTATATAAGAATTTTATGAGTAATTGTAAAAACGAAGTTGTAAAATTGAATCATTTTATTAATACTATAAATGAGTGTGAGCAAAAGATTTATATTTACGGAGCTTCAACAAAAGGTAATTGTTTATTACAATATGCACAAATTGATGAAAGTAAAATTAAATATGCGGTTGAAAGAAATCCTTCAAAAATTGGTAAAATGACTTCTACCGGGGTTGGAATTATTAGTGAAGAAACTATGCGTTTAAATCCACCTGAATATTTGTTAGTACTACCATGGCATTTTAGAGAAGAAATTATTAAAAGAGAAGATGAATATTTGGAAAATGGAGGGCAGCTAATCTTCCCTTTTCCTACTTTTGAAATATACAGCAAAAAACCTAAAGTATTAATTACTGGATCCAATGGGATGATAGCAAATTATGTTATTAATGAATATAAACTTGATCATAATTTATATGGATTTGCTCATAAAAATAAATATACTAACAATATTACTAAATTTACTAAATTTTATTTTGATATTAAAAATACTAGTGAATTAGAATTGAATATAAACATAATAAAACCTGATATTATTATACATTTAGCTGGCATTTCTAGTTCTATTGAAGCTTTTAATAATCCTATTGCTACTTTAGAATTAAATGGACTTGTTGTTGCAAATATATGTAACATTATTCATAAAAATAGTTGGTCAACTAAATTGTTTAATGCATCTAGCAGTGAAATGTATAAGGGACATATTAATTACGGAGTATTAGAAAATGATAATAATTTCTATCATAATCATCCGTACTCTATAGCTAAAATTATGGGACATTCCATAGTAGATTTTTATAGAAATACATATAATATGCCTTTTTCAAATGGTATTTTATTTACTGTTGAATCCAAAAATAAAAATGGAGATTTTTTATTGAAAAAAATTTTGAATCATGCGAAAATATGGCCAACTAATTTTGAACCTATCAAATTAGGTTCTTTAGATTCATTCCGAAATATATTACATGCATCTGATGCTGCAAACGC